ATCTACTAATGCTTCCAATAACAATTGTAAGGTTAATATTCTTTCGTTTTGTGCTGCTAATAATTCTTTCATGCTAATTCAATTGAGCCACTATAAGCGGTTTGAAAGATTTGTGATAGTTCTGAATCCAAATCTTTTTTATATTCTATACCAAATGCTTTTCTTACTGATAACGATGTGTATCCCATAGCTCCTGCCATTCTCATACACATTCTTTTGTATTCCCAAACATCCATATCGTTTGGTACTTCAAATTCTATTTTAGAAGCTTCTCTATTTTCTTCTTCATCTATGATAAATATTAATTTTGCCATTTGTTTAGAATTTAAATTACACTCCATCCTTTTTGTAGGTAAGAATCAACCTTTTTACTTTTTACAAATTCCATCTCACCTGCAGGTCCTTGTAACATTACCCTTTCGTTTCTACCAGGTTGTTTATCTTTTGTAATAGTTTCTGAATATTGTCTTGATGGGTGTGTGATATCAATACCATCAATTGCATCTAATGCTCTTTGTACTAATACTGCTTCCAATAAACCGGCATCACTAAAAAACTCATCAGCACTTTTCCAATCAAATGTTTCACTTGTTGCTCTAAATTCAACTTTCCCTAAATTATCAGTTTCTAGTACTATCCAAGGATAACGAAGTGTTTTTCTAACTTTATTTTCTTTATATGTATCTTTTTCAAAATACACCAACGGTCTATCTGATAATGATATTACTTTTGGATTTACCAAAGTTAATTCATCTTCTTTATTACCCAATCGTATAGTAATGATTCGTTTATCAATTGATACATCGGCTGCACTAAATACAATGCCTTCTAAAGAAGATATCAATGATTTATACGAAGAAACATCTTCGGCAGATATCGGAGCCTCACTAATTTTTTTTATTTTCATTTTGTTCATTTTTATATTTAATATTATTTTCAAAAAATTCTTTATCAACCAATTTCCATTTATTTGCAGGACAAGCGTTTTCAACAGGTGAATATACTTTACCACTCAACGGACATGCACACAATCCACATCTTGCAAAAGCAATTACTTGCTTATGTTCGCACGAATTACAAATATCCATCCTTAAAGATGCTAATTCTTTTTGTGCCTCATTTGGATTGAATGAAGTTTTCCATGCTTTAAAAATTTCTTCAACTTTATTCATTGTTGTTTGGATTTTTTATAATGTTATTATATTCTTTAATTTTTTCTTCTACATAATCTATCGAACCTTCATGTTGAGATTCAAATCCCATATAACCCATATAGAATTTTATATTCTCCGGATGTTCTTCTAATTCTTTTTTTATATCTTCTACACTTCGTAGATGTTTTGTTATCTTTGTCATTATTCTAAATCACTTGGTTGATTTCTGTATATTCGGTAACTATCTTCGTCAAAGTGTTGAGTACTCACTTCAAATATTGTAGCTTCATCGGTTAATGCGGTTAATTGATGTGGTAATCCTTTTTTTATTTCTATCACATCCCCTTGTTGTATTTGTGTATAACATCTCTCACCATTCTCAACATCAATCCAATCAAATTGAAATGCTCCTTTTTGAACGTACCAAGTTTCATCTTTAATCATATGATAGTGCATTGAGAATTTATTTCCTGAATTATTAAATACTAATAACTTACCACAATAATCGGTATCGTTATGTATCCATAATTCATATCCCCATTTTTTTTCAACTCGTTTTGGGGTTTGTATTTTTACATCAAAGTTTGCCATATTAATTACTTAAAGGTGCTTTAATTGTTGGATGATGTTGATAATCTTCTAATATAAAATCATCAGGAGTTGCACAACATATACCATCTATTTTTACTTTCGTTTTTAATGTTGGTAAATCATAAGGAGTTCTACTCAATTGTTCTTTGGCCTGGTCAATGTGATTTGAATATAAATGTACATCTCCTAAATTTCCAATCAATTCATCAGCAACCATACCACACTCATTTGCTAATATATGAAGTAATAACCCATAAGAAGCGATGTTGAATGGTAATCCTAAAAATGTATCAACTGAACGTTGATTCCACATTAGAGATATTGCTCTAGTTGGAGCTGCATTATTCGCAGGATAATATGCTAATCTTTCTTTTGTAGATAATTCTCTTGTATAAATTTGAAATCCATAATGACAAGGTGGTAAAACCATCATATCTAATTCACCTACATTCCAAGCTGATACCATTAATCTTCTACTATCCGGATTTTCTTTTAAGTTTCTTACTAAATCATCTATTTGGTCAACAGGACTATTATAGTATCGTGTCCATTTTCTCCATTGCCTACCATAGATAGGTCCTAAATCTCCCCATTCTTTTGCAAATACATCATCAGTTTTAATTCTTTCAATGAATTCTTTCATTTCCATTGGTTTGTAATGTATAGAATGTTTTTCTGATAACTTTCTAGTATAATTCTTATAAACATCACCATCCCAAATATGATTATTATGTTTTAATAAAAAAGAAATATTAGTTTGGCCTGTTAGAAACCAAAGTAGTTCTGATACAACTTGCTTCCATGCTAATTTTTTTGTTGTAAGAGCTGGAAATCCATCTTTCATATTATGTCTGATAGTGTATCCGAAAATAGATTTAGTACCAGTTCCGGTTCTATCTTTTTTCTCAACACCATAGTTGATAATAGTTTCTAATAATTCTTTATATTGTTTATCTAAATTATTCATATTAAATTATTAAATCATCCAGTTTTATATTGTGTTCATCCAATATTTCATATATCTTTTCATATACCATATCCAATGCCTCATACTTATCTATTTCTTTACCTTCCATACTCCACTCTAACCTCTTTTTAGTATTATGAGTTATATCCCACAATGCTAATGCCATATCCAATGATTTAACGGCTCTTTTATGTGCCATAGAATCATCGGCATCATTTAAATCATATTCTAGTTTTGCCTTTGCCATTTTTTTCAGTTTTAGTTTTGAAAAAGAAAAATAATTTTGATTCTAAATTATCCATTTGAGTCATAGCTATCCATTTACCCAATACACTACCACCAATATAAAATGGCAGTACCCACATATCACCTTTTAACAAACTATCCAATGAGAAATAAACCGAAGCAAGTGATACCAAATTAATCCATACTGAATTAATCATCAATCGTGTCAATTGATTTTCATAAGTAAATTTAATTTCTAATACCTTAAAGATATTAAACATTATTTGAAAAGTTAATATGGCTATATAATTCATCATTTAATAAAAGGTAGTATTGCTAATTCTTTTGCCTTTGCCTCAACCATAATATCCAAATCCAATCCATATGTGTTTGGTAATTGTTTAATATAATCAGCATGTGCTTGTGGTTTGTTTCCTTCTCTTGCTTCAGAATAATGTACTTCTTGAGTAATACCATTAGGCCAAGTTGCTGATGCCAATTTAAGAGCTTCTTCTTCGGTTAATCCACCTGTGCAGAATTGATGATGGTGGTAATCAAATACAATTGGAATATTTGTATGTTTGTGAATATACATAAGGTCTAAAACTGAATACATAGATGCCTTATCATCATTCTCTACTGTCAATCGTTTACGAACCGATGGAGATAACCTTTTGAAGTTTTGAATGAATCTATCCATAGCGGATTTTTTATCACCATAAACACCATTACAATGAATATTAATATTATTATAATGAGTTTTAGATAATCCCATCATATCAAATATTTTAGCATGTAATTCTAAATCTGCAATTGCATTTTTTACAACTTCTTCCTTTGGAGAAGTTAATACAACAAATGGACCAGGATGTGAATTAATACGCATATCCCAAAACTTAGCGAAATCACCAGCTTTCTTTAACTCACTTTTAATCTCTTTGTAATCTTTTAATTGAGTTAAATCCAAATGGTCACCCCAAGGTACAATAGTAGATGATAAACGGAATAATTTAATTCCATTCAATCTATTCCACTCTAAAATTTTAATAATATCTCTTGCATTGAGTAATGCAAGTTCAGAAACATAGTCTAAACCTTTTGTTTGGAAAGTTCTCTTAACCATAGCTCGATTAGTAGATACTTTCTTACCCATACTCATATTGATACAAGCGTATCCTAAATTCATCATTTTAGTATTATTTGTTGTTATACAAATATACGAAAACTTTATGAATTTACCAAATATTAATATGATTTACTTGAAAAATCGGTTGGATATTGAGAAGGTTTGATATGTTTTATCCAATAATTAACAGCGTTTTGGTCATTTATCCAATGTTTACGGTCAGCCCAATTGAAATCAGGTCTAGCATAGTATGGTAACATATTTTGTATTGCTGCCGCTCTACCAGGATGCGATGCTATAACTCTATTTATTAAACCATCACCATCGGTATCTATACCATCAGTACTACCATCACCATCCAAATCAATAGCTCTTTCTGAATAATCAGTTTTAAGATTTAATAGTATTTCATCGGTGATTTCTGGTTCTAATGCTTTCTTTTCTTCATCCGTTAATGTAGCGTATTCCTCTTCCAAATTTGTTGGAGTGGCATCAATTTCGTTTTTTTTTATGTCCTCATTATATTGAGTAGCTGTATTAACTAACGTTTCGTTTGGTTCTGATGGATTTTCTATTTCATTAAAGAATACTTCCGCATCTTTTTCTGATAGAGTTATTGGTTCATTATACAATCCCAATTCCTCATCTCCTTTCATCATTTCAACTATGGCTTCTTTTTGCTTTTCCTTATCACCATATACTTCATATTCCTTATAATCATCATCTAACCCATCCCCCAATGTAACATCCCAATCTGATAAATCATCTTCTTCTTTTCGTTTCATCAATAATCCATTAAATGCAATAATCAATGCAACCGCTAACGGGTCAAATACAATTACTATAATGAATATAAAGAATTTTACAACTGTATTAAGTGGTACTCCAAATGCTTCTGCTACGAAACGGAATCCACCAACTTCTCTTTCTAATTCAATGTTGTTATTTTTGATTGCGTTAATTGAATCTAATGCAACATTGTTTTGTTTTGTCAGTTCATCAATACGTTTAGATACCGATGCAATTTCTTTATCGGCAGTTTTAATCATTTGTGAAACTCTTGAAGTTGATTTATCTTTATCTATTTGTTTAGATAAATTAGCCTCTTGTGAGTTACGAATATTTTGTTGGTTAGTTAATTGAGTTGTATAACGGGCTATCTCTCCATCATTTTTAGTTATTTGAGTTTGATACACTGCGATATCTCTTTCAATCTTTTGTAATCCCAAATTTTGTTGTTGGAATGCGTTTGATAGATAACCAAAGATACCTGCTGATGTGATAAGCATCAAAGTACCAACTGATATAGTTAAATACCATTTGTTAAATCCTTTAAGGGTATCCCATTCTTGTTTTAGGTATGTTGCAGCAACTAATTTAGCAAGTTCCAATGAACCTGCCATTACCATTACCGAAACCGATGCTCCGGCGAATAATACACCTAATCCAGTTACGGAGAAATAAGCCGCACATCCGGCAACAAGGATTGCTGAAAGTCCAACTAATACTTTTAACCAATTCATTTTTATTATGCTAAATCTACAATGTTTGTTGTCAATTCAACCAATCTTTCAATTTCCTTTGAAGCTCTTTTTGCTTCATCTTGATTAACCGGTCTTTCACCATTTAACATTTCGGAAATAACTTTAGCTCTTTTAGCAATTGCTTCTAAATTCTCTTGAGCTCTCATTTTGTATTCAGGTTTCATAAAACTATTATTTGTTTCTATATAAATATAAGTAAAAAGAAAAAGGGTGGATTTTGATACCCACCCTCTTCTGTATTTTGATAGGATTACCCTATTGAAATTGTTCTTTTCTTTGGTTTTTCAGGTTCTCTCTTTGGTATTTGTAACTCCAATACACCATCTTCAAATGATGCTTTTACCTTATCTAAATCAAAGATTTTAGAATCAGCCGTAAAACTTCTCAAGAAAGATGAACGTTTAACTTCTCTACGAAGATATACTCCACCTTCTTTTTCTTGTGATTTACTTGCTTTTTCTCCTTTTAAAGTAATTACATCACCATCTACATCAATGGTAATTTGTTCTTTGGTTAGACCAGGAACTTCTGCTACAATCTCAATACGGTCATCAAAGTTAATGATGTCACATTTTGGATAAGCGTTTTGTTGGAATGGATTGATACCGATTTCCTTTGTTAATTCAGGAAATGCATCTGAAAATACTTTATCAAATAAAGTATCTAATGGAGTGAAGAACTCGTCCCTAAAATTTGGGGTAGGGAATCCCCTTTGAATTTGGTTTTTCATTTTTTTACCTTTTTTAAGCGTTAATTTGTATCTCCTTTTGGATGATACGCCGATATGCTGGCCAGCTCTATCGGTTTATAAATATAGCCGTAGCTAAAAATTATGCATTTTGTCTTTCAATAATTGTACTCATATGGTCAGCCCAATGTAGTATATATTGAATTTTAGAACGAAGGTATTTTGAAGTATCATATACTTTAAAGTATTTTTCATTATCTTCATCGTATAGACCATCGGTTAGTTTGATACCAAAGTATTCATTCTCATTATACTGAACCCCATAGTGATTTAATGTAAAGAATGTTCTATCAGTAATCGTCATAAAAGGAATATTTTCATTTCTTTTATACAATTCACCTCTATTATCAATGTGCCATTTTGAATCATTTGGTACATAGTGCAATTCGTCTTTAATACCTAACTTGCCCAAATCATGATGAAGTGCTGCAAATAATAACTGCTCATCGGTGAAATCAACTGTACCACCAGCTTCTTCGTAAAGTTTTTTCATACGAAGTGCGTTTTTACAAACATTCATAACGTGGTCAATATATCCACCCTCATATGCATTGTGATAATTGAGATTACCACTCGCAGGAGATATAATCAAATTAGGACCTAATTCTTCCATTGAATACATCTTTAATAGTTTCTCCAATCTTTCAGGATTAGAACTACATGCTTTACGAACCAAGTTTAGAAACTTTTCGTAATTTTCTTCCAATTGTTTTTCTGTGTAATTTTTCATAATACAAATATACGATTTTATTCTTGAATTTCCAAATTTTCTTCAATGTCCTCTCCACAAAGAGCTGAATATAGAATATCCAATTCTTCCTCACTACTGCAAAACCCTAACCCGTCCATATCCATTATTTCTATAAAAAATTGACCAGGTTTTATTCCAATTTCTTTCATTAAGAGTTGTTCATCAGTTGCGCTTGATATTAACATTGGTGCAAATTCATCTTCTCTATATTTTGGAATCGGTATTGTCCAATAGTAATGTCCATCCTCATCATTTCCATTCTCATCCATACCATCACCGGCTATAATTTTTTTCCAACCCTGTCTAATAAACGTTTCTTCGGTTATAGGGGTCATTGGTAGTTTAACTTCTTTCTTTCTCATTCAATTATTATTTTAGTATAAACTATTTTTTTACTTAATGTGTTTTCCGCTTTCAATACCATTGTATCACCAATCATTTCTTTAATAGGACCAATCATATTAGAAAATTCACCATCTTTGGATGTATATGATGCAATATTTGTTGTTGGTACTAATTCGGATTTAAGAGCTATAAATGGTGGTAATTTTACAATTGTAAATTGACCTGTAAAATAATTTATATAAGTTTCACTTATTGTTGCAATAGTATCACCTCTTTGTATTGACCAAAATAAATTACTTTCCCATTCTATTTTATGTGGATATTGTGCAGGTTTGTTATTTACTAAAAATCTTCCAACTACTCTATGTGTTTGTTGTGTAGAATATGGATTGTTTATAACCAAATGATAATACCCATTACTATCTTTTGGTAGAGATTTAGTACCTGCTCTATTAAGTACCGAATCAATTCTTAATTCGTAATTATAAATTGGTTGAGGATATATTTCATCTTTTTGACAAGATATTAGTAAAAATAAACAAACAATAGGGGTTAATAGTTTTTTCATTTTATAACAATTTTTTAAGGATACTTTCCCAAGTAGGATATTCGTTAAATAATTTTGTTTCATAAGACCATCCGAATCGTAATAGTTCACCTTTGAATTCTCCGGCTCCATTTGCAATTCTATCGTCAATTAAGTAATCACCAATCAATAAACCTTTAAGGTGAGTGATTGCCATTTTCTTTTTGAATAAGTTACCAAAGTGTTCTTCAATCCAAAATCGTTTATCCATAGCCGCCATCGGGTTACCCCAAGGTGCTGCCGTAGCTATATACAATTCGTACTTACCACTTTCTGCTAATTTGTTGATAGCTTCAATAGCTCCTTCAACTGGTTTTGGGTTTCTAAAAATACCAGGTATGTGGTCATATCTGCCTTTATAGTTTTCTTTTAAAAATACATTCTTTGATATAGTTTCTTCAACGTGCCCATTGAAATCAACAAGCACCCCATCCATATCAATCCATACAATCTTCTTTTGGGACATAATCTCTCAATTTGTTTACATAGTAAAGATACGAAAAATACCTGATATTACCAAATAAAAAAGGGGAAATAACGTGTTGAAAATCAACTAGTTACGTCCCCTTTTCATAAGTCATTGAAAATCAATTAGTTATAACTTCCTCATTTTCAACGATTTCCTGTTCATCTTCATCTGGAAATGGTTTAAAACTGAAATCTAAATCATAAGGGTTATTTTCCCCTAAAATTATTTGTTCTTCTAATTCATATCTTTCAAGTACTCTTTTAACAATACCTGAACGAATACAATCTTCTCTTGTAAATTCTATTTGATAAACTCCTTTTAATTTACCCAATCTTTTCCATACATCAAAGAATCCACTTTTTGTATAAGCGGGTGAACCATTGGTTCTGTATTTATCACATTGAGAAAGGTCACCTTCAATAATTAATTTTGTATCATCTGAAATACGAGTAATTAAAGTTTTTAATTGATGTGGTGATGCGTTTTGTGCTTCATCTAAAATTACATAACTTTTTTCAAAGTTTATACCCCTTAAAAAGTTAAGTACTCTAAACTCAATTTTACCCTGTTCTATTAATTTTTTTGTTTCAACTGGTCCTATAATTTTATGCATTATAAAAAGAGATGATTCGTTGTGAACTGCAATCTTCTCCATTAAATCTCCTGGCAAATGCCCTAACTTATCTTCGTTACCAACATCAACGGTTGGATTTATGATTATTAATTTTTCAATATGTGACAAACGATGTAATAATAACTCTAAACCTTTTTGAATTGATATGTATGTTTTTCCTGCTCCTGCTAAAGCATGACCCATTATAATATTATGATTGGGGTGCTCAATTGCTTTGTAAAATCTTTTTTGATTGAATGTTTTAAATTTTATTTTCTTTATAACTTTTGGATAAGATAACTTATACTCTTTAACTACTTCCTTTGGAACTTCTTCCTCTCTAACCTTTTTAGCCATATCAATTTATTTTTTTAGTTTTTTGGCCGTAACACTTTGTGGTTTCCCTCTAGCTTTTTTTAATTTAATAAGTTTCAATTTATTATGTATATCTCTACACAATTCGTATTTTTCTAATTTAATACAAAGGTTTAGTAAATGTTCTAATGCTAAGACGTACTCATCTCTACCGATTTTAGAAACAATATCGGAATCTTTAAAACGAAATAAAATGATGTGAGATTTTTTAGATGTGATTGCGGATGTTAATCGTTGAAATGTCTGATGAAGAATATTATCACCGTAATCATTAAGATATCGGTTAATAATAGGATTACTACTATTAAGGTATTTCTTCCATGCAACATTTGGATTAACCATCGGCAACCTTTTTATTACTTATAAATATAAGTAAAGAAGTTTATCCAAACGCAGTTTGTGTATTATTTTCTTTCTGTTGTTGTTTTTCTAAAATACTTCTTCCTATATTTTGGAAATATTTTTGAGTTGATGAAAATCTATCATCTCCCTTTGGTTTACCATCAATTGTTAATTTACCACTCTTGATTATATTATTAATTTCAAATTCAATATCTTCTTTTCGTTTAGTTAGACGTTCTAATTCAGCCATAGATTTATCATATGCTTCTTTTTGTTTCTTAAATTCTTTCTTTTGTTTTGCTTTACCAACAAAGAATTTAACAATACCAACTGCCGCCATAATACCCGCACCAATTGGACCAGTAGCTGCACCTAATATCTTCGCCCCAACCCCTTTTACAATTCCTTTTGTAATAGCTTTTTTTACTATCGCTTTTCCTAATTCTATGGTTGCAGTTTTTCTTACTTCTTTTAGTACTTTTACTGCTACTGCTCCTTTTGGTTGAACACTTCCCTTACTACTTGCGACTACACCATTAACTGCTATTGCAGTTTGGATTGTAGCTGCACCAAGCTGTGTACCAGCCGCTCTATTGATTAATCCAGAAACTTGTTTAGTCTTATTACCTACAAATGTGGTAGCAGTTCCAACCGCTTTACCAACTTTAGTTACTGTATTTTTTACACTATTTACTGCGTTTTTTAAAGTAAATGCCCTTTTTGTTAGTTGCGCAGTTACAGTTGGGGCTCCAATTCTATTACCCAACGAGTCTACAAGTCCACCTGATACAACTTTGTTTTGTAAAGCGGTCATTCCGGCTTGATTTAAATCAGTTACCTTGGTAATTGCTCTTTCGGTTTTAATAATAGCTTCACTACCAGCTTTTAATGCCTTACTTGCTTTTTCTGCCGCTACAAGCGATTTAAGAGCAGTAGCTCCTTTTACTACACTAACAGCTCCCAATCCCAAACTAATAATTTCCAATACCGATGTTTTTCTTTTTGTTGGAGCAGCTGGTATATCACCTTGCATAGCCGCGATTGCCTCATCAATATCTTCTAATTCCAAATATAAACTTTCTAATCTATTTGCCAATGCAACCGCTTTTGCACTATTTGGAGTAAACTCACCTGTTTCAGGATTATATTCACCAATTTCATAATCGGCAATTTTTTCGGCAGGTAAAACTCCATTATTATCATCATCATCTGGATTTACCTTTCCAACAACCCAATCTATATATTGAACTAATGTGATGTAATCAACTGTATTATCTGCTACTAAAAAAAGATTTTGGTTTTGTTTTACACCTGTGCCTAAATCTATTAATTTCAAATCGTTAAATACCGCTATTTGTTTATCAAGTGTAACTCTTATAAATAAATTTTCATTTAAAGCGTTATTGATAAAATAGGGATTATTTTCAGTTATTGAAATTAACAAATCATCGTAAAAAGGCTGAGAAGTGAAATATCTCGTCTCATCGGATATATTGGATTCTTTGACTGCAAGGATAAACCTAAACGAAGTATTATCAATAATTTCTATATTGTCTAGATTTGGGTTTGTATATGGTTTTACGTTATCTCTTTCGTAATTACCAACTACGGCAAAGTTACCATCAAGGGTTCTTCCATAATTATCAACTGACGGATATACGTTTGGATATAGTAATAAGTTTTGATATTCCATAAGGATAAATATATCCCTATCAAATTCTTTACTTTTGTAGGTTTTCTATCTTTCTATTAAGGTAAAATGCAGCTTTCTTTAAATCTTCCAATTCTTTTTGTGGGTCTTTCTTGCCGGCTCTTGCTATGTATTTAGCTACATTAAATAGGTATGCATCTTTATCTAAACCCCACGCTTCACATACTTTAATCACTTCGTATGGATTATCAACACCCCCATAATGTTGTGGTCCATTTACCATTTCTTTCTTAATAAATTCGTCTTTTTTTATGTTTGGTTTAGCAGGCATATATGTAGATATTTTTATTCGTTTTACAAATATACGAATAATTCCTGATATTACCAAGCAAAACAAACTATATTTGAAAAACTAAAAAATTTTTCCACATTTGTTTACGTTTGGGATTTTTTGACAATAGTTATTGACACTAGACTATTTAACCAGGGAATAAGAAAGCAGTATAAATAAAGACTTTAACTAGGAACTTGGAGCAGCTTACAGTTCTGAAAAACTACCATCCTCATTCTTTATAGAAATTTTATAATCTCTACCATCGGTATCAGAATTTTTCAATTCATTTAATTTCAATTCGGCTTCTTCTAATGTAGAAAATGAATGTAAATCATCACTATCGTTTATTTTTAATACCCAGATAAGTGTGTTTTTTGGTATAAGTTGTTTATGGATAACGTACATCTTATTTTATTAATTTTTTAAATAATATCTTTTTAGCCCAAACACTTCGTAATCCTATCCATTGATAATATCTATATTTCAATTGCTGCGTTAAAATCAAAAAGAAAATAAAACCAAACACCAATAACAAAAGATTAATTAACTTTGATATGGTGGTTGATATCATCATTATTTCTTTTTCAACAATGATTTAATATCACAATAACAGGCATTTGCTCCGTGTGCTATTGCCATTAATATCCACATCCAAGTCATTTCACCAAATCCCAAAAGGGTTTTTGATTCCCCAACGCTAATTAATATGTTTGGGGAGCAATGAATGATTGTTGATTGTGGTTCGTAAAAATAATATGCTAATACTAAAAAAGAGAAAGAAACCCAATATCGTAGTATGTAGTATTTTATTTTACTCATACTAATAAATATTAACTAAACTAAATACCGATTTCTTTAAGACGGAGTAACTCCTGTTGAATGTGTTTGTTGAAAGGATTCCATTTAATATTTTCTAACATCCATTTACGATACCAAATAGGAATCTTTCTGATTTCGGTATCTTTATATTTTCCGAATGTCATCTTAACCACAGGACCTTGAGCGGCTATATCGTGTGGTGATGGTTGGTTTTGTTTGTGTAAACCTATTTCGTGAAGTGGAATACCCGTCAATAACTTCTGACCTTCTCCATATAATTTCCAAAGGGGAACTTCATAATTAAAATATAAATCTTCTACTTTCCCGAACTTTGGTACACTCCCCACGAAATCAATTATAAGCCCATTCTGCTTATCAGGATGGATACGGGTTACTCTACCCACAAATTGATACCACCAACTCAAAGAGGCCGTAGGTCTCCCCGTAATGATACAATCCAGTTGTGGATGGTCAAACCCTACTGAAAGAATTGTAACTTGTACGATGATTCTCAATACACCTCTTTTAAATTCATCTATTATTCTATCTCTATCGGCATCCGCCATACCACTATATATCGGTGCACAACTTGGTAGACGGGTTGAAAGTTCTTTTGCTTCTTCAATTGAAGGAACTGCCACCAATATTGATTTTCTATCCGGTAATTGAGCTATTTTACGAATTATTTTACCTGCAATATCCTGGTCTTTGTACGCCCTTCTAATACTTTCTTCGGTATATTCAGCATTTGTTGAATTATATACTAAATCACCGGTTTCAAAATCGTATGATTCATATTGTAGTGGTGACCAGAATCCTAAATCCACCATTTCTTTAATTTGAGCAACGTGGATGATTTCTTTGAAGAAATTACCCTTTTTACTCTTTGAAGTAAGCATTACTAACTTTGAAAATGGTTTTCCAAACTCGTCCATATTAGTTTGTAACTTTAAAGGGGTTGCTGTTAATCCTAATATGTGTGTTATTTTAGATGCAGTTAAAAATCTCCTTAACATACCATCTGGTTCTCTCGGAAAACGGTCACATTCATCAATAATCACCTTTTTTATCCCTAATTC